GTTGTAGCAATCATCCACCGCCGCATCCACCAGCTCTTGGGACTTCGCCAGGACATGGGTCAACACATCCTTGATGTTTTCTTCTGTCAGCGCAAGCCCGATGATTTCGATATCTGCCATTTACAGCTGGCTCCCTTTCGCCTGGAGTTCTTCACACTTCAAGACAATGTTGACATGCCCCTCGTCTTCGTCCACCACATCACGGATGTTGAGCACGTGCGTCCCGTAGATCACCCGCATGTTGCCGTTCACAGGCTGGGCGCGGCGGTAGCGGTACTTCACGGTGTACTGCATGTGCGGGTAGACCTGCTGGGCAAAAAACGGTTCGTTGCCGCCCTTGGCAGCTACATTGGCCCAGGTAGAAAACACGTCGGTCCACACCCGGACAAACCCGCCCGCCCCGTCAGGCGTATCGACAGGCGTCTGGATGGTGATGCGGCGGTTGTAAAATCCCGCGCCGTAATGGACGGTTTGCCCCACAGCTCACTCACTCCTCACGCCAGGTAGTACACTTTGAACTGCTCCAGCTTCTCCGCAATGCCAGCGGGAATGCTGGATTTCGATGCATAGCGCCCGCCTTGTGCCTCGTCACGCCCCTCGCGGTAGGCATACAAAAACCCCACCATCTCCAACAAAGCCCGGCGCAAGGCCATCGGCAGCCGGGTGTACCCGGCTGTGTAGGTCACCCGAAAGCGCGGGTTGTATGGCCCAATCCACAACGTCCACTGACTGCCCAAAAAGCTATAGGCCGAAGCCAGCAAATAGATCCGCGCCGGAAACTGCGCCGTGTCCACCACATAGTTGGCGGTCGCCACCGTCTGAAACTGGCCGGGGCTGGTCTCCGCTTCCAGCAGCGTCACGCTATTGACAGGCGGCATGGGCAGCTCCAGCATCGACTGGCGAAAGCCAATGGGGCCAGAGACAGGTCCCGCTGGCAGCAAGTCAATGCGCAGCATGGCCTGGAGCGTTTGCGGCGCCAGCGAGCAGCGCGTCACGTTCTCGCAATACTCGCGGGCTTCGCTGATCATCATTTGCAGCAAAAAGTCTTCATCGGTGTAGTCGATGCGCAAGAATTGCTTGACTTCCTGGAGTGGCAGCGGCTCTGCGCTGGCTGCCACGGGCGTGATGACCTGGTACGACATGCGTTACCTACTTGCCTTTGCCTGAAGATGGAGCAGGCGGCTCCACAGGCGCGGTAGACGTTTCCACAGACGCGGCGGACGCGTCTGGTTGCGCGTCTGGCGCAGCCACAGGGCTTGCGTCAGTCTTGACTTCCGTTGGTCCAGGCGCACCAACTGGTGCGCTGCGCGTAACGGTACTCTGGGCAACCTTCAAATCCTCCACCAGCACTTTTGCCAGGTTCTTGCTCATCAAGCCCGTCCCGACCTCGTACGTCTCGCCCGCCCGGTACAAGCGGACGGTGATGCCGTCTGGCGATGCCTGGACGTCCTCCAGGAGGGTAATCTCCACCTGTTCCATAACTCTTCCTTGGTGTGGTTGGGAAGGAGCAAAAATACCCCTCCCCAAACCTCAACTAGTTGGTTGCCGTCAAGGGCTTGTGCATTGGGTAGCCCAGGATACCCACCACGCCGTACACACCGCCCGTTGTCGTACCCGTAATGGTATCGATCACGCGCAGGTAGCGCTTTGCGCCGATGTAGCCGACCTTGATGTTGACGCCTGTGGCCAGGTTGGCGCCAAAGGCACCAATCATGTCAGTAGCCGCCACCGCCGTGTAGTTACCTGTGACGTCGGTATCTGATTCGTAGAGAGCCAGGACGTGCGTCCCGTCAGTGACCGTGCCGACAATGGCTTCAATGACCACGCCGTGGTAGCCATACGTATCGAGCGTAGTGGCGGCAGCAATGGCGATTGAGCCTGCGGCGACACGAGAGGCCACCGTGATCATGTTTGTACCCTCGGTAATGTTGTGGTACAAATCACGCTTTGCCATAAGAATGCTCCTTCACTCCCCTGATGGGGTATACACAGGCAGGCTGTGTTTCTTCGCCCAGGGGCAGTAGTCAAACAGTAGAAAGGATGGGTGGCAGTTTCCCGCCACCCGGATGAGCCGTAAGACGGCTCTACAGGCCAATCATGTGTGTATCTGGTGCTTGAGGATGGCTTCCGGCAAAACGACCTGGCCGCCCACGCGTTTGCGGGCGATAAAGCCGATCTGGCCAAAGTCAGCGTAACGCTCCGTCAGGCGCGTCATGACCATCTGGACACGGTCTACGATGACGTAGGCCCGCTTGATGTCGCCAAAGATGATGGGGAAGGCATTGGCGGCCACCGCAGGCATGTCCGGCGTCTCCACGTACGGGTGATCCAGGATGGTGTTGGGCACGTCACTGGCGATGCCCGGCTGCCACAGGTACTGGCCGTAGCTGTCTTTGAGCGTACGGACGCTACCCAGGGTTGAGCGGTTCATCAACCAGATGGCGTTCTTGGCATACGCGCTCTTGAGCGAGTAGGCGCAGTTGATCAGACCATCTGCCTGGAGCAAGCTGGCGTTACCAGACACTGAAGAGGGGACAGTTGTGTTGGTGAGCAGCCCCTCAGGCTTGCCGACGCCATTGCCGTTGACAAATGATGCCCCTGCTCGGCTGCTTCCATCTGGATCTGCTGCGACATGTCGAAGTACGCGTCCTCCATGTCGGCGTAAGTGATCAGGACCAGGGCGTACATTTCATGGGCCAGGATCTCTTCCTGGCCGTACTTGAGGCCCGTGGTCTCTGTGCGCTGGACCTGCTCAGCTACCCACTGGGCAGCGAAGGTTGCGGTACGCGTTGGGTAGAGGATGGACTTGTTCTCTGTCTGGCGGACCGTGGCCACGTCACGGATAGGAGAATACAGGACGATCTGCTTGATGATGTCCTGGACAAAGTCGACAGGAGCCAGGTAGCCGCCGCCTGTGTCGTCAACAGACTGCAAGGCTTTGGCCTCGCCTGGGCCAACCAGCTTGATGGCGCTCTTCTCTTCTGCGCTCAGGCTGCTGTAGCCCTTCTGGAGGGCTTTGACATAAATGTCTGTCTTCTCTTTTTTGGCGGCCTTGGTGTCGATGTCGCCAGCGGGGTTGCCCATATTTGGGCGTTTGAGCTGGGTCTCCAGGCCGGAGATGCGATCATTCATGCGTTCGATCTGTGTCTTGGTCTCCATGGACACTTCACCAACGGACTTGATCTCTTTGTCTTGAACGTCTACCACGTTCTTCATGTCTTCCCAGGTACGACGCATCTCATCGTACATGGTTTGGAGCGTTGTACTCACGCTTCATTACTCCCTTGTTGAAAACTGATGATTGCTGCATTTCTCAGCGCGGTTGTTGTCGCGTTGTGAAGTGAAGAAACTCTTCGGCTTCGCACGGGAGTGCTGTCTGAAGCGGCTCCGGGACACTGACTGCGTCTTGGGGTCTTACTGAATCTGAACGCCTTTTTCCGTGCCACCCAGATAGGGGGCACGCGGGCTGCTGCCAGCGCTCTTGCTGCCCAACGTATTGAGCATGTTTGCGTCAGGGCTGGGCTTGTTGGGTCCGCCATTCCCCTGGTCAGGAGAGAGGCCACCACGCACGGTGTTCAGCATACTGGCATCAGGGCTGGGCTTATTGGGCGCCCCGCTGCCCTGATCTGGGGACAGGCCCGCGCTGCTGCTTGAGCCGCTACCGGAACTGCCTGCCGCTGAACCACCGTGAAAGTCGCTGACGTTTGTGGCATTGCTGCCGACCAGCGACAGCACATTCTTGCCGATGTTAGGATTGCCGCCACCAGGCCCTTTAGTGTTGGGCGCGGAAGACGTATCCCAGATTCCCTGGCCGTTATCGCCAAGTGCTCCCATTGTCTGTTCTCCTTGGGTTATCCACGCTGCATGTAGGAGCGCATCTGCTCCAGCAGCTTCTCAATGTCCTGGGTCAGTGCCTCTTCGTTGATCAGAGTGCCCTCTTCAGGCGGCTCTGCTTCCTTTTTCTGGGCGGAAGTAGGCTGGGTGCCAGCGTCAACGTCCTTGTCGGAATCGAACGCGGGCTTGGAAATGGTGTCAGGCTTGACAGAGGCAGGCGTCCCAGGGTTTTTGTCTGGCGCCGGGTTGCGCTTGCCCGGATTGGTATCCGTGTCCGTCTCATCAATCATGGATTGAAGATCAGTGACGGCGGATGAAATGGAGTCAAGGGCTGCCGACATGCGCACGCGGGAAGAGGTGGACAGGGTCCGGCCTTCCTTCACATAGCAGCGCATGGCTGCCTTCAACGCCCGTGTCGACACCGTGAAGTGCGCCAGGGACAAACTCTTGCGCATCTGCTCAGAGGCAGATGGGCTTGCTGAAGCCGAAGGACTCTGTGATGCGCTGGGCGTGGCGCTGGCAGAAGGGCTGCCCGAAACGCTGCTAGAGGTGCTCAGGCTGCCGGAAAGACTAATGCTGACACTAATACTGGGACTGCTGGAAACACTGGGTTCCGCGTCATCCTCGCCACTGCCGCCCAGGCCCGCGTCCCACGCGTCTTCTAGCCAGTCATCCACCGCATCGCCAAACTGGTCGACACAGGCGTCCACTTTCTCTTTGCACTCGGCATCAGGCAGGCTGGCGTAGACATGCTCCATAATGCTGGACATCAACGCCCCCATCATGTCGTAAAGGTCTTCCACCACTTCGTCTGGTGCGCGGTCCTTGAGAATAGAGTGGAAGTCACGCGGAGGAGAGCTGGTCGGGTAGTGTTTCTTCCCCGTTGCCTTGGTGGTCATCTTCGTGGTGTCTTTCTTCCAGGGAGGCACAATGGTCGGGTCCTGGAAGTGGGCCGCCATCTTGCGGTAGTACGAGGCGATCTTGGTTTTCATGGCGTCGTCATCGCCACTGAACTTGCCACCCCCCATGGCCCCCTGCATCACCGCCGCACACGTTTCAATGCCTTTGGGGCTGGCCACGGGTGAGCCATCAACAATCCGGCAAAAGGGCATCTTGTAGGCGGTGATGGTCGCGGCGTCAGCCTCATCCACCCAAAAATGCACGCTCTTCATCTTGCCCACATCCACACTGCCGTCATCGTTGCTGGCCCACTTCACAATCTCTGCGTGGGCCGCAGAGCCATCCCAGGCCGCATCACGCTCGCCCAGCGGCCAGCTGGTTGAGCCACACGCCGCTTTCACCCCGGTCACCCGTGTGTCACTGTTGGCCGGAAACGTCACCACACTGCCTTCCCACATGCGCACTTCTTGCAGGTGACGGATATCCCCGTTGTATTTATGCTTGATGGTGTCGTAGCCAAAGGACAGGCCATCCAGATACCCCATCATCAGCCCGCTATAGGCTTGCTGGCCACGGGGGATCGACAGATCAACCTGGCCTTTGATGTAGAGTCCTTTGGGTTTCTCGACCAGGTCGAGAATGCCCCCGATGGGGTCCTTGGGGTCGTGCTGCCAGAGGAGGGGAAAGAGATATTTGCCTTGACGGCCACGGGCGTCTTTAATGGTCTTGGTAAAGGCCCCCGGCTCCACAATATCCTTATAGCTGTCTACGTTGCCATAGACACTCAGGTACCCCTCAAAGATACCCTTTTCCTGGTCGGTTGCCTTTAGCTCAGTGAACAACACATTCTTGTGTTGTGGGGGAGCAATCGTTGATACCATACGCCACACACTCCAGCAGCAAAACAAAACACACATCGATAAAAAATTGCTTCACGCGTCGGGACATTTTTATCGATGTGTGTTTTGTTCGTAGAGCGGAGCACGAGCGTGCTCACGGCGTTTTAGTCTGTTTTTAGTATAGCAAACCACTGCGATAATAGCAAGGGGGCAGCGTTAGCTTTGGAGACGCTCCCCACGGCGCACGGTAGAGGTGGGCCGGGTGTGCTTCTGGAAATACCACCCATAGTTGTGGCGCATCCAGCGCAGATGCATGCCAATGCGCCACAAGAGGATAGTTTGCGCCAGCAGAAACACCATCAACGCCAGCAGCAAAACACTAAATTGCGCGTCAGACATAGAGTCTCCTTTTTCAGGGTAGAGGAACAATCACCACGATCTGAGGATCAGGGTGAGAAACGCCCCCAATCAACTGCACCGCTATTTGAACCTGCCCCCGCCGTGGCCGTATCTGCCGCATTCCAGCTATAGGTCACCACACCCTTGGTCGGGTCAGGCCCCACCGTCCAGAATCCCGCCCCGGTGAGAACCTGTCCGGTATACAAGTTCTTGATCACCACGGAAAAGTTCGTCAGCGTCAATCCCGTCAGGTCCAACGGGTTGTTGGAATCATCCAGGATCGTGGCTTGAAGTGCCGGAAGCGTATCACCTTGATAGAGCGGAGAGATTCCCACAAGCCTACCTCACCCGTGCGATGATTTTACCATCACGCACCCGAAACGTCACGGGGTCCACCGCGACCACAATAACCGACCGCATCACATTGCTCAGCGAAGAAAGTACGTTGTTGTCCGTAAACAGATTGGGTCCAGGATTGGCCGCAACAAAACCAAGCTTGCTGGTGAGCGTGGCCAGTTCTTGAGGGCTAAAGGCGTACACGTCTGGAGAGAGGGCAGACGCATCAAGCAGCAGCACGCTCTCCCCCGCCACCAGCCCCTCCGCCCACAGCACGACCTCAGCCAGGGTTGCCGCATCCAAAGCCAGCAGCCCTCTTTGCGCAGTCAAGGCATCCGCCAGGGTCAGTGGGTCAAGCAGCGTCCACGTCCCGGCCTGAATCAGCGTTTCCACCAGGGTCAGCAGCT